TGCCGCGTGTTCTCCTGCTGGTGGTCCCTATGTCCCTTGCTCACGCTACACCTCCACCTTGAGGCCGCTCATCAACTCCTGATGATCGACGCTCGCGTTTACGCCTGCGCTGTACTTGGCCTTGCGAATCGCGAGTTGCTTCCGGCCCTCGGGCGTGTTCTCGCCGAGGCTGGTCAGGTAAGCGATGTCCTCGCTGGTCAAGTCGGCCTCACCGGGCTCGTTGTTGCCTCCGTCTCTGCTCGGGCCAGAGGTGGGGGGCGGGGTGTCGCCCGGGGCGGCTGCTGTCAGCTCGCGGAGCAGTTCGGCCTGCTTGTAAGGGTCGTCGCCGACAAGACGCAGGGCCTTGCCTCGGAGTTCGTCCGCGTCGGTGCGGTCCTTCAGAAAGGCCTCGTTCGCTTCGGCCTGCGCGTCTCGGCGTGCCTTCTCGGTGGCGCGAAACGATTCGTTTTCCTCCTGAAGCGCGGCGAGTTTGGCGTCGGCTTCGGCCTTGAGCGTTTCGTATTCGCCCTTCTCGGCTAGCGCTGCCTGCCGTGCCGCCTCGGTGGCGGCTTCCTGCTCGGCCTTGAACGCCGCGAGTTCGTCTCGCTCTGCCTTCAGGCGTGCGGCTTCGTCGCGCAATCGGTTGCGCTCGCCCTCGACCTGCTCGTATGGCTTGCGGTCAGCCGGCGGCGGATCGGGAACGATGACCGGGGGCGGCTCTCCGTCCTCGGTGTGGAACAACGGCTTGACGAACCGGTTCCGCGTGGTGGTGGTGATGCGATTGTCAAGGGACATGGAACCTCCTAGAGCGCCCGGAGCGGGCGGTGCGTATCATTGCGGCTGATACGTTGCCGAAGCGCAGCTAGCCCTGCTGCGAAGGGGATTCGGGCCTCTCGCCGTAAAGCACCTGGTCAACAGGTGCGATCATCCAGATTTCGTCCGCTGTGTCGCGGGTCAGTTCCGCCTTGTCCTCGTCGCCGATCAGGATCTCGGCGCTCCCCATGCAGGGGCGGGGGAAGGTCAAGAAGTCGCCCTTGCGGATGTCTTGCGGCTCGGCGAGCGGCTTCCCGTCGAGCCACGTATAGTGGACATCGAAGCGCGGGATTCCGCGCGAGTCGTTGCCCCTGCTCTCCTCGCGGGCCATGTAGGGCGGCGGCCCCACCGCGATGACCTCGCCGCGCCACGTCTGCTGTTGGTACTCCTGCGGGATCTCCAGGTCGAGCACGTCAGACTTGAACTTGCGCTCCCACTTATCCCTGCGGATCAGCACCTTGCCGCGCGTCAGGCGGATCGACTTGAACTTCATGAGGGGGCCTCCTCGTCAGGTGCTTCCGTTTTATAAACAGTTGGATCGTTCACCGCGTGGTGAAACGCTACTTATCCTTGGGCTTCGCCTTCTTCTTCTCGGGCTTCGGTGCGGGCTTGGGTGCGTGTGCCTTGTCCCACATCACGACCAGCGAATCGAAACCTTCGGCGTCGAGGTGCGCCAGCGCGAACTTGACCAGATCGTTCCGGTCGCCCTTGTCGGCGTTCTCGTCTGCGAAGCGCCTTGCCAGATCCGCCATTACTTCCTCCCGCGCCGCGCGCGTGTGATCGGTCCGTCGTCCGCTCGGCCAACCGGGACCAGCTTACAGCGGCAATTGTCGCCGCATCGCGTGCCGTCCCATGTCGGCTCGCCGAGCTTCAACCATTCGTCCTCGGTCTTGATCAGGCCGTGTCGTTCTGCGCAGTCCGGGCACCGTCGCCCGTCCGCGCCCACGCTCTGCCACTGGAGCAACTCGGGGCGCCCCCAAGTCTCCATTGCGATGTCGTTGTTGACCCGCTTTACGCCGGTCTCTATTGCCTCTTGATTGACCTGTTTGAACCATCGCCCGAACTGCGGGTTGAGTTCCAGGTCGCTCGTCACGCTCTCCAGGATATCCTCAAGCGGCACGTCGCGCGCCAGCATCCGCTCGATGGTCTGCTTGAGCGGGACCGCGTTAGCCTGCGCCGACTGAACGATCGTGATGCTCCAGTCCTCGAATGCGGCTTCCGCTGCCGCTGCTACGCTATCGGGAACGGCCACGCTTCCGCCTTGCCTGCTTGGCGATCTGCCTCTTGAGTCGCGTCGTGATGCGCTTGGCCACCCTGACGCCCGCCTTGTCGCTGATGCCGAACGGGACGTGATAGCGAACAGCAGTAATGCCGCCGCCCACGAACGCCCGACCTGACGAGAACGCGGTTGAACGCCCGATTGCCCCGCCCTTCTGAAGGAATGACTTGGCCCGGCGCTTGACTCCCCTGTTCAGGTACCCGGCCACCTCGCGAGGCGTGCAGCCAGCCTTGCCCCCGGGGGGCGGTCGATTCGACAGGAACAGGACCGCCCCGCCGCGCTTGAACTGCCGCTCGAACTTGCTAGTAAAGCGGTGATATCCCTTCGGCGACCAGCCCATAACTAGGGGCGTCTTGCCTAGCCCGTGCTTCTGCTTGAAAAGCCGCGTGCTAGGTGCGTTCTTCGTCTGTGCCTGCCCGTTCAGTCGCCGCCCGCGCTTCACCCGCTGATGTATGTCCTTCTCGATGATGGTGAGCGCCTCGGACAGCACCGACTTGGGCAGCACCAAGTTCTCGGGCAGGCTGATCGTGTTACGCTTGACCGTGACCAGCGGGGCGGTCATGCGTTGCCGGCGATCCGCACCGCGACCGCGTACTCCTGCTCTGTCTGCGCCGTGGCCTGCGCCTCAAGGAACGGGATCCAGTACTCCCTGACCCACTCCTCGATGATGGCGTCGCTCGCCGCTGCGCCGTCTGCTTCGATGGCCGGGATCATCTCGCGCACTAGCTCGGTGTAGTGAGCGAACGCAACTTCGCGCCACTTCTCGGCGTATGTGTCCTGCCACGTCTCGTCAAGGTCAAGGGCCGCGTTGATGGCGTCTCCTCGCTTGCTCACTTGGGCGGCTCCGGTGCGTCCGGTGCGGGCGGTGCGGGCGGTTCCTTGGCCGTGGGCGGCTTGGCCCCGAACAGGCGTCGAGGCGCGGCGCTCGGTGGCGACGTTGCCACCGTCCGCTGCTGTAGCAGCGCCAGATTATCGCTCCACTCTTCCGCTGCCTCTTTGTCGGTGAGGGCTGGTTTCTCGATCTGGGTTGCGCGCCAAGCCGGGATCGCGCCGAGTTGTATTTTCCTCTCGGTGGTCTCCATCTCCTTCAGCGGATCAACCGGGAAGGTGAACGGCACGAACCCGACCGTCTGCATGGCGTCTGTCGGTATCTTGGATCCGCTTCCGTTGTGCGCGTTCCACACCTCGCGCGATGCGTCGAACAGGTCGGCCTCGGGGCGCTGGTAGAGCCCCTGCCGTTCGTCCACGTCCTCGACCAGGCCGATCTCGTCAATCAACTTGGCCACGCCTGACAGGGCCGCGCGCTCGTCGGTGTTCAGGCGGTTCGGCGACAGGTTCTCGTTGCTCGCCGCGCTTTTCAGGGTCCACTCGATGATCTTGCGCACGGCCTCAAGCTCGGCGCCTGGCTGAATATACTCGGCCCGGCCACCGTCCACCGGATCCACCTTGATCACGACGTCAGGCCCGACAGCAACCTCGGTCTTGTCGTTATCCGTATAGACGACCAGTTGCCCGTGGCTCTGCATGGCCATCAGGTAGGCGAGGTCTGTCTTTTTGAAGTTGATCGCCCGGTTGGCCAGAATCAATTCGTTGCCCTTGGTCGGCCACAGCTCGCCCATCGGGATCGTGCTGTAGTACACGGTGAGCGGGATGCGGCTCAACTTGTGCGGCTTCGGGTCGCGCCCTGGAACCCACCCGTCAAACTGCGGGAAGCCACCTTCAATGGTGCCCACAAACTCGCCGTAATCGGTCTGCGTCCACAGGGCGAAGCGGCTCTTTTCCGCCTCCATCGTTTCGGTGCGGGCCGCGAGGAGGATGACCACCGCCTCGGACGCCGCCAACTCGTCGGGGTTGTCGTGGTCCTGCACCACCCACAGCGATTGGGGGCCGAACAGCTCCCACTTGATCCACTTGCGCGAGCCCAGCTCGCGGTAGCGCGGCCACACGATGCACGAGTTCCAGAGCAGCGTGTACCGGTCGATCATCTTGCCCTTGGCGTCTAACTCGCCGGCCTTGACCAGATCGTCCCACACCTTTTGCTGCGCCGGGCTGACTTCCTCGCCCAACGCTGTGAGCAGGTTGCGGGTCGGCGCCCGCCAATATGCCTTGGCTCGAGCGTCGATGACCTCGCGCGTCAGGTTGTATATCTCGCTGAACTTGCACACCTCGGGGGAGGTGATCTTGTACCTGTCGCTGATCGTCTTTTGCAGGTCGTCTAGCTGGTCGCCCTCGTAGTACGAAAGGCGAAGATCCAACTCACGCCTGAGCGCGCTGTGGTTCGCCGCCCTGACCTGCGTCTGGGCTCGCTTGACTAGCTCTATGGCTCCGTCTGTGGTCAGCATGAGATCTGCTTCACGACGTACAGGCCAACCGTGCCGAACTCGACACAGGTGCACAGATGGGAATGCTCATCGTGGTAGAACTCCTCACCAATTGGAACCCCGTCCTTGTTCGTCGGTCGCCGTAGGGCCTCGATGCACCGGGCCAGCCGCTTTCCGCCGGGCGTGTCCGTCCAGAAGTAGTAGGCCGGCTCTCCGTCGCTGCGGCGCCGAAGCCTGTTCTCAACCGCGTCGTGCCGGCGGATGTAGCTGTTGAAGCGCGGGCTGGTGCGGCAGTGTATGCCGTACGTGTTCTTGAGTTGCCGGATCGCGCTGTGCCCGCCCTTGATCTGCTGCCGTGCCTTGCCGGCCGGGTCGCCCCAACATTCTAGGATCGGGCCGTACTGCGCGGCGAGCTTCGCCATCGCCGGCCAAGACTCGATGATGGTGTCGCCGTCCCCGTCTTCGAACGAGTCCACCCAGACCACCGTGCGCCACGGGTCCGAGGGCGGGCCTGCCGGCTGCCCGATGGCCATCGCGTTCGGATCTGCCACGCCGAAGTCGAGTGCCACAATACAGCCCCTGTTATTGGGGCGCCACTTGGTCGAGTCCGCGCCGATGCAGTGGATTTCGCGCTGGAAGTGGGAGTAATACGCCCCCACCTGCTCGGGCCTCAAGCACTCCTGCTGCGCTATCCACGAGGAATACACCAAGCCCACGAACCGATCCACGATATCGCGCCACGGCATGAATCCCCGGCTCTCGCGCATCTTGCCGCCGCAGACCTCGGCGAAGGTGTGCGGCTTGCCCATGCGGTCGTAGCTCACGTAGCGCTCGCATTCGGCGCAGGAGCGACGATCGCACCGTTCCGCGACTTCCCACACGCACCAGGCATAGACCTTGCGGTGCTCGGCGTCTGCGCGCTCGAGGACCACATCCATGAGGTCGCCGACGTTGGCCCGGCTGCTCGTGATGATGCTCTGGCCCTGCCGGTCCTCGGAAGAGCCGGCCATGTTCTTCCACTCTTCGAGCACAGCGCTCGAGCTGTGGCGGATCTCATCGAACCCGGCGAGCTGCGGGTGTTCGGCCTGGCATCCGGCTGCGCTCGCGGTCAGGATCGAGATCTTGCTGCCGTTGGCGAGGTGAAACTTGCCCTTGCCAGACATCGGCTTGGAGCGCCCTGACATCGGCGTATCGCCGATCATCTCGTCCACGTACTCAAAGCACTTGGCGCTCTGGAAGATCTGCGCGCCCACATGGGCAATCTCTATGCCACAGATCAGCTCGAGCAGCGCGGCGAACAGGATCCCTACGTCAAGCGTCTTGCCGCTGAACCTCGAGGCGAAGGCGACCACGTGGGAGGCCCGCTCGAAGAACAGGTCGGACACCAGGCGGAACGGAGCGACGTGGTGCGGGCATACAGCAACACGAGGGATATCCCAGCCGAATCGGATTCTGATCCATCGGTGCAGGACGCAATCAAGCTCGTGGTCGGTTCTCCCCACCCACAGATCGGGGTGAGTGAGGATCTGCGTGTCTGCCCAGAGGTAGGCAGCGTCTTGCTGCGACAGTTCTCGGCGCACATCAGCTATCAACGGCGGTCTTGAACGCCTGATCGATGATGTCTTGCGTCAAGGCGATCTTGTCTCCCGGCCTGCTGTCAGGGTTGCCGCGCAGCAATTCGCGGACGCGGATCACGGTGTCTGTCATTCCGACCAGCTCGCGGGGCTTGATGTCGCCCCACTCCACACCAGAGAAGGCGCCGGCCAGCGCAGACAGGAGCGTGTCGCAGAATTCCAGGGCGTCAACCTTGCGGTCAACCACCTTGGCGTCCACGGCGGCTGCGGCACGGGCTTCGATCTCGTCAAAGCGCTGCTTGAATTCCTCGCGGATATACTTGGCTGCGGTCTTTTCGTGTACCCCCGCTTTTTGCGCCACGTATCCGGCAGTTTGCTTCTCGCAGTATGCAACCCACATCTGGGCCTTTTGGTCGGCGGAAAGTGCCATGTTCTCCTGGTTTTCGGTTAGGTTGTCGGGCACTTGGTCTGCGACTCGCCGTCCATGCACCATTGCGGTCCATCGACAAGGCAGACTCCTCCGGACCAGTTACACGGGCACTCGTCAAGCATCCGGGCCAAGTTCGCGGCTCCGCCGCACTCCCTGTCCTGTCCTCGTTCCTTGAGTAGAGTATAGACGGCGGAAAGGTCGGCCGGCGATCCCTGGTCTTCAAGGTCGATGATGGCATTCCAGATTAGTCCGTATCCGCCCGTTCCCCAGTCGGTATCGGCATGTACCGCTCCGCGCCAACGCTCGATGAGTGCATTGTTGAACATGCACGATCCGATTAGGTTGCGCTGCATTCTCTCTCTGATGTGCAAGTTGCCTCCTGTGTTGCTGATGCCCGCACAAGCCGGTGTAGAGCTCTGGTGCGCAGTGGATAGACGATGCTGGCTCCCGGGAGATCAACCCCGGGGGCTGGGTGGCCCAGCAGCGCCGCAACCAACATCACTGCGACCCCAGCTAGGTGGCCGCTAGTCGGTCGCTTTCATATGCCCGCGCCGTGCACAGCACGACCCAGCGACGAATACGCCCTTTGTGGTGCGAAGTAGATCCCGGCTCGAGTCAAGAGCCCTCGCTACCATGAGCGAAGGCCCGCCGGGGTGCGGTGCGTGGCAGCACCAACTAGAGGCACCGCGTGTAGTCAGTTTCCGGAGGATACAGAAAAGACCCTAGCGCGCGGTCAAGGAAAAAGCAAGGATGAAGTCGATTTATTTTGTCGCGCGGTCTCTCGCTCATGGCTCATTGCTGTTCCTGTGGCTGCGAGCCTCCAAGCGCCTGAAGGCCCACGGCGGCGGCGGCAATCACGCCAATAGAGCGGATGGCCTGAGTCGTTGAGTGCGATCCGCTTGCCATGGAACGCAACATTTCGATGTTTTCGCGGGCAAATACCAAGCGCGGGTCGGAGTTTCGCGCCGCCTCAATCGCGTCAAGAAGCTCGACCATCTTGCTTTGCACCGCTTCTGGTGTCCAGTCCCGCGCCGCCCTCTGCTCTTCTTCCTCGCATGTTTGTCTTGCCGCGAGCAGCTTTCCGTTCAGGACAGACAGCTTCTTTCTGTATTCGCTCTCTGCTGCGTCGGTTGCATCTTTGTGCTTTTTCGAGATATAGGACTCTGCGATCTCGTCAATTGCCGAGTGAACCATTATGGTCAATTCGTCTGCCAGCGCCACCACAACTTCTTCTGGCAACGCCTTGTAGTCGCCCATCACCTTTTTTACACGATAGCGCACCTTTCCTGCCGATATGTCGTCTTTTGTTGCCGCGCTAAACAGTAAACCCATGTCACCCCTCCAGCATCTCTTCGATGCGAGCTTTGGTAGTGTGTATCTTCACGCTCTCGAGGTCGATCAGCGGTCTGCCGCGCATGGCTCGCCCTGTAAGCCGTCCGTCTAGCAGCATGGCCAGCACGTCGGCCTCGGTCACGTTCAGGCGCTGTGCGGCGTCTGCGGCGCTCACAAGGCGGGTTGTGCGGCATGGGGCTGCGGGGCGGGTCATGGGCAACGTCTCCACTTGGGCCAGCCGTGTCGGTCGAGGTAGTACCCGGCGACAGAAAAGCGGTCCCCGGCGAGCACTGCGCATTCCCCGGGCGGGATTACATCGGGCAGCGGCGGCATGAATCGGATCATACAGACAGATCCGTCGTTCTCGGTCCACCAATTCGGCCGGCGCAGCAACCAGTGGATCAGCCTGCGCATAAATCTGGTCATGGCTTCACGGTGTTGATCGGGATTGTGATGGTCTTGACTCCGGGTGGCAGCGGGCGCTGGGCCATCTCTTCCGAATGCTTGTGCAAGCGGCGCATAGCAAAGCCCTGGAACGTGACCCACAGCGCTAGATAGCCAGGCAACAGCGCCGGATCGCTGTATGCGGCTTCTGCCGTCTTGATGTCGGTGAGGTGTTCCCATAGCTTCCGCTCAATCCACGGCAGAGACTTCGCCGCCTCGTCTGCGCGAGCCATGTGCGCCCACCAGTCGATCGCGTTGCACAGGTTCTCCAGGCACTCGGCGCCTGTAAGATGTACGGGGGTGTTCTTCTTAATCATTCTACCCATGTCCCCTCGATTTCCTCCGTCTCGATCTTGAACCCTATCGCGTCCGGGCCTGCTGTCGGCTCGGTTTCCGGCACCTTGAACCGCTCCCACAGGTAGGACGCGACACGCTCGCGGGCCTTGGCGTCGGTCACGCGCTCCATGCAGGCGCAGCACATCCGCATCGCGTCGAACTCGGACAGATCAGCCATTGCGCCACGCCTTCAGGTCTGCCGCTGCGCGCCGCTCGTCCTCGATGGCTTCGGTGATCGCCCTGTCCCGGCATGGCTTACAGGGGCGGACGCGGATCACGGTTGCGGCGATGGGGGCGGATTCGCAGCCCTCGGATATGTCGATCGTCTCGTGCGGGTCTTCCATCGAGCCGACCTCGGCGCCGCAGCCAGAACACCGGACCGACACGATCGTCTCCACGTTGAGCCAGAGGGTCACGGCGTCACCTCCGGGCACTTGCATGTAACGATCTTCCCGTTGCCGTCCACGCTGAACACCTCGCGCCCGCCGATGCGGAACTCTACAAGGCGTCTTTCTGCCGCTTCTATCTCGGCTGTCGAGGTGTCGATCTTCAGCGTTGGCACTTCCACGCACTTGCCGTCGAGCAGATACCCGGTCACGCCGCGACTGACAAAGCAGGTCTCCGGAATCTCGATCCAGTCCTGCTCCGCTTCCGCCACCGAGCACCCGCACAGCAGCACCAGGAACAGGGCAAGGGCTTTCATGGGCTCCTCCTCATCCAAGGCCTTCGCCTGCGCAGCTTCGATTCCGCGTCTTTCAGGAGTTGCTTCACAGCCCCCGCAGTAAACCTCGGCATCTTGGCCCCCCACTCCCGCTCGATGAAGTCGGCGAAGTCGCAGCACGTCGCCTGGCTCGAGGTAGCCCCCGGTCGCCCCTCCATCACATACCGCGCCCACAGGCAGGCCTCCTCGTGGTCGGTTACGCCAGCGTTGTGCAGGTCGAGGCGGAACTGGGCCGCGTAGTCTCGCGCGGTCATGTCGCACGGGTTGCGGCTGCGGGTGCCCCCTTCCGCGTCCAGTTGCACGCCCCTGATGCCGGCGCGCTCGCGCGCGGAGAACCCGCCGACGAGGAATGCTTGCAGGGAGTCGATGATCATTCCATCACCATGCGGCCCACCTTACACGCGCACGGGTGCGGGGTCAAGGTCTTCGGTGTCGCGTTCCTCCCATGCGCTGCACGAGAAATCCTCTGCGGTTGCGCAGTCTGATGCGGGGCCGTCGTTGCAGCACAGCCGGTGCCCCTTGATCTGGGTCCAGCCGTTCCAGTAGTCGCACGTCCCGCACCTCCGCGCCTTCAGGGCCTCTATCTCGGCCTCTATCTCGGCCTCTAGGGTGCGGATGCGGGCCTTCTCGTTTTTGAGGCTCTCGGCCAGCGCGTTCCGAATCTTCTGCAACTCGGCTATGGTGCGGGACTGGTCGAGCCCGATGCGCGCCGCAGCGATTAGCGCCTCCCACTCCTCGTAGGACATGAGTTCGCGCGGGTCCACGTCGCTGCCGTGGGCCGCAATCGCGTCAAGGTCTGCCTCTGTCAGCCTCATCGCTCCCCCTCCCCGGTGCGCCACAAGCAACCGCCGCAAAGCGAACACCTGTAGAGCCCAGAGCCGCAGTCAAGAATCCAGTCGTGCGTGCATGTGTCAGCCATCACTCACCCCCGGTGCGCAGCGCGGCGCGGGCCTTGCACGGCTCGCAGGTGCCGCAGTCGGCGGGAATTGCCAGCGGGGTCGCATCGGACCTTGGCACCGGGTTCTCGCACCGTCGCCTCGCCAGCGCCCCCCGCAGCCGGTCACGCTCGGCGCGAAGGGCGGATATCGTAAACCTTGCCCAGATGCGGGCTCGCTCTGTCATCAGGATCGCAGAAGCAGCGGGCGTCTGCTCAAGTTCCGCACACTCCTCCTCTGTCAGCGGCTCTGCCATGTGTCCCTCCCATGCTTACAAATCAAGAGCGCGTCGGCGCGCCCGTCCCTGAATCCGCCCTTCGGCCCCTCTAGGTCAGCACCGGGGAACAGCAGGGGCGCGGCGGTGCGGGCTCGCTGCTTGGCGTTCGCACCAGGAAATCCCTTGGTCTGCGATGCCTGCCACACCCTGGGCGGGACCGTCTCGTACTCGATGCCCAGCCCAGCGAGCACGCCGCAGATCAGCCCGTAGCCAAAATGCTGCTTGGCCGTCTGGACAACGCCTTGGT